CTACATAATCTTTGTTTCGTAATTATCAAGCCCACTTACATGAGTGCTGACAACTACTATACTGTCATTAAGATAGGTTATGCTGCTATGCCTAGTATAGTATATCTTTGGGTATTCTTTATCTTCGATAGGGTGGCTACACCCAAATACTGTGGCTATTACCACAAGAGTGGTAATATTCTTCATAATTGTTCTAATTATTAACATTGTTATTAAAATAGTTAATTGTTTTCATTGTTATTACAATACAAACTATATTTGCATCGCATTTGATTTGGAAACTAACACCTCCAATCCAGCGAACTGTCATTCGCAAAATCTTATTCATTTCCTTGAGAAAGAATTAAGCCCATTGTCCTGCAAGCTTTGGGCTTTTTTTTCTGTTATGCTTGACAGGGTATAACAGATTATCAGCTTGCTGGTCTTGCAGCTTGGCAGGCAAAACGGAAAGGAGGTGTTAGTGTGAAAAATCAAATGCAAGATGAAAGCGGCAAAACTCGTGTTTTCTGTCGATATATCGTAAAGAACGGCAAACGTATTTATCCTAAACATGGAAAATACTTTTCTTTCTTGGTAGATGACAAGAAAATTGCGTAATGCTTCCTTTCAAGGGATGTTGCAGGCATCCCTTTCTCTTTTTAAACCCTGCCATTTCTATCTACCATTCTCTTTTCAGCATCAGTGGCTTGTCTTTTGGGAAATTTTCCATGCCACTTCCCCGGTATCATACGCGGATTTTCCCCTTTACTGTCAAATATCAATCTTCCACACTCCGAGCACAACGGTTTCCCTTCAAACTCCTTTATATTTGCATCATACTCTATGGGAAAGATTTTATGTACAACAGGCCAATAATCCGATGTGGCTGTATTCTCAACACAACCACATTTGCTACAAATAAACAGTGGCATAATCAATATCTTTTTCCGTTCAACTTAGGTCTTAGTTCATTGTATCTCATCTTCTGTTCAATAAACCACTCAATATCTATACAGTTGAAGCGACAATAGACAAATATTTGCTCTATAACGTTGTATATCCTTATGTCCAACGGAGAACATTCATCTAACAACTCTTGACATAAGAAATAGGCAAATTCGGGAATAGGCTCTTTGAAATCCTCTTCATTCCATCCCGGTGCATCTATACTATCCAATGTAGGAAGATAAATTTGTTTCAGTCCGACAAGATCAAGGCAACGAATCACAGTGTCACTTAATTCATCTTCGTATGAATCTTTGATATATTTTTCAAAACAGAACTTGAAATTGACATCATCGTGCGGTTCTTCATCCTCATAAGAAGATTTGAAAGATTCTCTGTCGGCATGTTTCCCTTTTCGGTCCGCTTCCACAGCTTCCATAAGCTCGGAAATGATAAGACAAAGAAGATGTTCATTACTCAGTTCTTTATCGTGGAAACTGTGCTCGCAAGCGGTCTTATAAACTCTATCCCGTAGTTTGTTTAAATTAATATTATCCATAATCATATAAGTTTTAATGCTTCCTGTAATCCTGCTTCAAGTGCGTCTTCGTAGACATCCCATTTACCACCATCATTAGGTCCTTCATAAACAGAACTGGCTATATGAGTTCCATTGTCAGCTTTAGATATTTCGTAACCATAACCACAAGCACAGTTATATACACATATATGAATGTTTTTGGTTTCACGAAGCCACTTTTGGGCAACGGATTGAGTAGGGCAAGAATAAAATAATTTAGGTAAATCCTTACTAGTTCTAAATATGGTTTCCATCATTATACCCTTATGATTAATAATATCTTTGCAATACTCATTGAAGCCTTTATCTTTCAGCAGCTTCGCTGTTTCTAATGTTACAAGTTCTTCGGTCATGGTTATTCCTTTTTTAATTCATTCAAAACCTTCTTTACGAGCTCGTGGCGTGGTAATTGCCAATCCTTCGCAATATCATCTATTTTATCATCATAATGATTGTCGTAAACATACTGATTTAAGTTGTCAACAAACCCATCACTATCAAGTCCTTCGTCACAATCATCAAACATATCAAGTTCACAGGCTAACTTGGAGCATTCACTGTGACTTACCCAGTCATAAACACGACCGTCATAAACATTGGTCTGTCTGTTATATTTTTCTCCAACGGAAATTACTTCACCGCAAAAATCGCACCTATGTTCTTTGCGAGCGACAGGAGTTTTATCTCTTAATACTTTCATATCTTTAAACATAACGCTTAGTAATATTACCGAATGAAATATGCCGATACCAAACAATATTTCCACGCTGAATACTAGTAAGCCAATCACAAGCCTTAAAAACTTGTCCTACATTGTATAAATATGGTCGTTTTTGAATTTTTCTTTTTATTCTTGCTTTCATTGTTCCTCCTTTCTAACTTTAACATATCCGTATTCAATGCACCAACACAACATATCGTAGGCTGCATCAATAAGTTCTTTTCCTTCTGTGATATTTCTGATAGACCTAATATAAGATTCCATATACAAGCATGTATAGCTATCTGCAAATTTTTTGATGGTCAGCACTTCATTGCCGATGAAACAAGGTAACTTGTCGAGAATATCCGGCAAGGTGTAGATATGGTATAATCCAAGTTCTTGTAAATGTTTCGTCTGATCAAATGACAATACCTGTTTCATTTATTTTCCTCCTCTGTTTTAATATCCGTTACTTTACCACGATTAACAAAGAAGAAACAACCCATCACATTACACAGGTATGATTCATGCTCCATCTTACACTCATTGCATTCTTTATTCAACGAACATTTACTGCAATCAAAATCCAGACAGCGCGCATCAATCAGTTCAACCATTTCATGCAGCACTCCATCAATTATTATTCCGTTCTTTATTTCCATGATTATTTGTTTTAATAAAGGGCGCATCCGAATAAACATAAAGTGTCGAATTTTAAATTTATTGTGAGTTTAGATGCGCCCTTCGGTTTTTTATTATTACTTTTGCTTTTGTCGAATTATTAAATTTATTGTTTATGAAATTAACACAAGAACAACAGGAAAAACTCCTACAAAAGATCCGTATAGGCAAGTGTCCTAATTGCGGATGTACAGAGGATAAAGTAATCAGCCCTCATGTTTATAATTTATTATCATTGGAGAAGGATAATAATGGTAATTTTATAGAAAGCGATGGACCGATAACCCACCTTGCTTTAGTAGCTGCCAATTGTCCCAAATGCTCATATACATCACTATTCAATTTAAAAACTCTTGGCGTTCTTTGATTGAAAATCTAGTGAATCATCATCACAAATTATTCCACCGCAACCAGTGAAATAGTTATCGGATGTTAAGTAAATGTTATTCACTACAACCTTGTAAGTTGCAGCACTGCGTCTTTTGCTTGATGCAGTGCTCTTCTTTTGTTTTCTGTTTCTTTTCATATCTCAATCTCCTTTCTCTTTAATTCGTTCAAGTACATCCCTGTTGGCTTCTAATATTTCATCGAAAGACGGGATGTACATCCACATGTCACACTCGTAGCCGTTCCAATCCTCAAATTCAAATCCTCCGTCTGTCGCAACGTATGGCGATCTCCCGGATGAAACAACGATATAGCCACTAACAATCGCTCCATTTGATACCATTCTGCAAAGGACAAGCTTATTTGGCTCAGGCAACCGTTCCTTAACACTTATCCACGGTGATTGCTTTGACTGCCATTCGGCACCAGAAATAAAGTCAACAATGCAGTACGGTTCACAATGACGCTGCCTGTTTCTGCAATCATTGGAATATTCCCTTGCCGCTTCTTCTACTGTCTGTTTCATATCTAATCAGTTTTACGCCTATTCATAAGGGTTTGTTTTACAGTAATTTTTATTTTCTGACATATTCAGTAGCTTATTTAAAGAATCATCTGAAAGAAGATGTTTGTTGCTAAAGTTTCCAAGCATTGAACGAGGTTCAATATTTTCATATCTCATAAATTTCTGTATCTCGTATATATGAAAAAGTAAACCTTCACAATCTACTTCATAGTATTCAATGCCATCGTCATTACTGGCCGATACTTCGTAACCAATCCATCCACCATCTCCAATATAAGTACTTATCTCAATATTACGGCAAAAACCGTAACTGATAAGTAATAGCCTTAATACATCTTTTCCACTCATATTCATTCCTAATTCGATTTACACTAATTCAATTATAGCCTTCTTTAAATTAACAAATAAAGGTATTGCTGACATGCCCCCATTGTAATCCAACTGTCTTAAAGAGGGAACAACCTCTCCGTTATCATCAATTTCATAATCTGCGATATAGGCTAACTTCTTCGCTTCGGGAACAAATATACTTTCATTGTTCCTTTCATGAGCCATGACCGTTATACAGACCTTACTTCCAACAGGGAATCCTTGGTTGGATTCAATGTATTCCTTTTCCAACTGAATTTTCTGATTATTCAATTCCCTTATTTTTGAATCAATATCATTTTTCTTTGTCTGAAATTCTTCTTTGTTCATTTTTTTCTTGTTTTGAGTATTAATTTTCTTCGATGAAAGTATTAGTTGTATTCAACACTCCGGCTGAATCTCGACTTTTACCATCTCTTATGAAGATTCCTTCCTTTTTCAACCGTTCATAATCAAATTCATTCATCATGATAATGACAATGTTTTCATTTGTATATAGCTTGCACTTCATAAATTGAGTACCTTCTACTTTCCCAATTACGTCTATTTGGATTGTTCTTTTATTCATAATTTGCTCCTTCCTTTCTTATAATTCGTCAAACTCTTTTTGTAATTCTTTTATCTTACTATCCAAAGCATACAGATAGCACTGAAAGAAATTCTTACCAAAAATTTCTTCCTTTAATGGTACATCATTGTGCATCCTGTTGTATGTAAATATCAATCCACCACCATATTTTATGTTAGATTTTTCAAGTGCTATCTTATGTTCTTTGTATTCATCTATTTTATTGTTGATTTCTATTGCTTTGTTGAATTTATCTTTATCCATATCTCTCCTTTCCATCTATCCTAGCAGCATATACATTACTACTAGGAATAGGTAATAAATTGTTGTTTTACTCATTACTATATCTTATAGTAGTTCTTTTATTAAATAAAACCATAAGTATCAAGGCAAAGGCAACTTTCAATAACCGCTTTTTACCAACAATTATAATATTACTACGATTTAGCCCATCATCAGTCGTGATACTGTACCAATTCTTATAAGGTGGCAGTACCTTATAGATAGATATTTTATAAATTATCTTCTTCATTTCTATACCGTTATGATTAAAATAAAAAATGCCTGAACTATCCGCCCAGGCACAAAAAAGGCGGTAGAATTGAATTTACCGCCTAACTTTAGTCTTAATAATTTTAATTATTTCTTGGTATTACCATATGGTTTGCTTTTATTATCATTACTTTTAATAAAAATAGATGCTACGGATACAAGTGTACTAGCACCCATAATCCCAGCAAACCAAGGTTTGTCTAAATAAAGAGCATAACCAGCAAGAACTATCATTACAACTATAGCTAGAAATGCGAAAAACATTCCCCACCAATTCATTCTTCCATCTCTTCTATCAGCTTTTCTAATCAGATTCAATTTATTGCTATCCATTTTATGTCGGTGCGCTTGCTCTTTTACAGAGGCATTAATAAGATAATCGACAATTCTAGGATCAATACTCTTATATGCAGCTAATTCTTGAGGTGAAGGTAGGCAATTGTCATCAACAGTAAAAGTCTGCTCTAATTGTTTTCCAACTCCATCGCCTGTTGCAACTTGTGTTTCTCGCTGTTTTAGTTCTTGTTTACCCATTTTTTAATGCAATTTCATTGAAAGATCTGCGTACATCCCCTTCAATATTTTTTCTGTCTTCCATAAGATTTCTCTTATCATCATTCCTATTTCTGTCTTTTTCTAGAATTTCTTTCCTAATTTCAGAAATAGCTTCGGAGTTCTGCTTATAATGCCCTTGAGAGGCATCACGAAATGTAGAAGCTCCATTTTTAATAAAACGTCCCACTTCTTTTAATATGCACATATTACCTCCATATTTAAATTATAATGCAAATATAAAAATAAAACAGTAAATTAAATGTTTTGTTTCCAAGATTATGCACATTATTAACCATAAAGTCACATTTTAACTAAAAAATTAATCGGTAAATCCAATACGTCAAAGAACAACTACCGATTTTCAGAGGCTCGGTTTACCTCCTTTCTTATCTGTTTTGAACCATTTTCCTGATGTCAGGTAAATGGTAATTATTATCAATTAAATTCTAATTGTTCTATCAGTCAACTGTTAATCAACTTCCACTAAATCATCGTTTTCCAGTCATCAGCAGTTTTCATTATTTTCTAAACAGGTGGCTGAACGCATTATCCAAATCCAGGTCCAGATTCAGTTTGGACGGAAAAGATTTAATGTATTCGTACATCTTATAAGCGAGGTTGTCATCATCACCGCACCTATCAATCAGTGTGAGCAACATGGCGTTCACCATGTCAGAATCATTGCAGCGAATCCACTCAGGAAAACTTCGGCAATGATTCACATCACTTTTCAATCTCTTTATCGCGGCTATGGCTGTGTTGAAGTTTCTTTTTGAATCGTGCCGCAATTCAAAGCCTTCTTTCTTATATTGCTGCTGCATTTCTAGAAGGTTGGTTTCTAAAACGTCCGTGAGGACAAATACGATGTTGGTTATCGTATTCAGTTTGTCTGTTCCTTGCATGATCGTGTATTTTTTAACAATTATTCTATTTGATACAAGCTATTTTAAAGCCGTACAATTAATTTTACTACATGGAAGCATCAATGTCACACCTCCTATTTTTGCCACCAAAAGAAACTACAAGAAACTTTATTGCCGTAATTCCTACAGCTCCTTTCCCGGATTTTACTATCATTAAGTTATATCCATTTATATCTTCAGTATATCCATCTGTGTCTTCGTGCTCTTCTACAAATTTTGAAAAAAACTTCATCATGTCATACACTTCTTGGGCTGTTCCAGATATAACATTAAATCCGTCAAGGTAAATTGTTTCGGAAAACATTAGCGAAAAAACCTTTCTCCCATCATTATATGTTGATACTCCAGACGTATATCCACATCCATCATATATTACTTTAACAACCCTCCCGTTCCCTTGCGAATAAGAAGAGCAGATTGAAATAAACGAAATAAACATCAGTAATAAAATCTTCTTCATACCATATAGCTTTAATTGTTATTCAATGAATCAACGCAAACGCAATCCTCCCAGTATTTAGGAATATAAAGATTTTCAAGCCATACCATAGCCCTACCATCATCCGAAATATCATAAAACGACTGATATAGACGGGAAAGGACTTCTTCATAAAACTCATTGGAAAGTTCATCGCTTATACCGATACCAATAAGATAGTCATAGGTGTTGGCAATCACATAATCAAAACAGGTATTTGCATCATCTTCCATGGATACTTTATCAACCTTATCACCTAAATCTACAAGAAACGTATATATGGCATTCCGTATTTTCGGATTTATCTCACGCATATTGTCGTCTGACAAATACTTCCAATGAAAATTCTCTATGCCATTCCTCACGTGAACCGCAATAGCTTTTGCCAAACGATTCTTGTCGCATAATATTTCGCTTGCCATTTGTTTCAATAACGCTTTGTCCTCTTCGGATATTTTTATTTCCATGATTTTAATCGCCTTTCTTGTTCAACAGCCTTTCTTCCGTCTGCTTTAATGTATTTTTCTTGATATTTAACTGGTGCTCCACTATAAGGTCGTAGTCACAATTACCATCACCACCTTTGCTTGTCACCACCAAAAGCTCCAATAGCATCAAGAACAGAAAAAGAAATGCGTAAAATCCTAATGCTATTTTGCTTTCTTCAAGAATACTGAACAACGCCTGCAATTCTTCCAAAAAACCTGTGTCTGCTTCTTCATAGTCTTTACGAACTACATCGGCTACCTGCATTTTTGCTTGCTGGTACGAATTTAGCTGTTTGTTGTAATCTTTTAAAGCATTCTCGTTGGCTTTAGCTTGACCACTTAGCGGATTTTCTACATTTCTCTTGTTTACGCTCGTCACTTTTTCTTCTATTGGATTCCCATCCTTATCAACCCCAGTCTGCTTTGTTGTTGTACTTACATCCGTAGCCACAATAACAGGATTCTTTGATAATAATTCATAAATCCTAATATTCTCTCTTCCTATGGAATCTATCTGCTCAGTAACCCTCTTTATGTCAGCATCTAAATATGCCATACGCTCAGGAATCGCTTCATTAATCTGTTTTGCTCTTATTTCCTTCATCTTAACGTCAATATCATTCTTGAAAATGATTTGGTCAAAGATTGTAGAGCCTAAAACTGCCATTAAAAAAGCTAATAACCCTCTAATAAATCCCATCCATCCGAGCTTCCCAACGGTTAATATAATAAAACGCTCTATGCAAATTATGATAGTCGTAAACACAAGCGATATGAGTATCTTACCATGTAGGCTTTCGATACCAACATATCTGTCCGCAAAGCAAAAACCAATAGTACCCCAAATGATAGAAAGTATAATGATTGCAGATATGTATCTTTTAAAAGTCCTATGACTTGCTTCTCCACATTCCTTCAGTATATCGGATTTCCATCCGATAATAAAGCATCCTATTTTAGTAAGTATTCCCATAACCGCACACTATCGTATAAATGATTCAGATTTGGCAGCAACACCTTTAAGGAATCCTCTCTCGTATGAATCAATCATGCTCATCATCTTGCTTTCTCCTACGTCAAGGGCATCCTCCATCTCTTTTATCTTTTTAAGGTGTTCGTTGTACGTTTCTTTTCGTGCCTTCAATGACATGGAAGAGGAAGTTAGCCCCTGCGTTTCCACAATATCAATCTGCACGTTTATATCACGTATATCGCTTTCGTATCTCAGTCTTACTTGTTCAAAAAGCATTTTAAGACCGTTGTTTATAATCTTCTTCTTTGATTCCTTATACTGTATGTCAGAGTTACACATTGCATCATTGTAACCATCTTGCTCATAGTCAGTCTGTATGTAGGAGTATATGACATCAATAGGCATACCGGTACCATATTTAATTGTTATAGTATTGCTTTCTAGATTTGGCTCTGAATCATCAACAAAATCCTCTCTTCTAATCTCAGGCAGAATTTCCTTACTATTATCCTCCACATTTGGCAATCCAACAACTTCTGTGTTATTAACTTGGTTGCCCTTCTTGAAAAAATTAAAAAGTCCCATATTTATTTATTGTTTTAGTTGGAATATCAAATTTTGCATGTCCTCTTTGGTGGCAAGAACTACATAGTGTAATAAGATACTTATCATTATATTCCCACGGCCGAAGTTTCCTCCCATTTTTATCAATATGATATTGCTTATGATGTACAACCAAATTTTTTTCACTTCCACATATTGTACATTTATATCCATCTCTTTCTAATATATGCATTCTCTTTTCACGCCACCTTTCATCAAACAGAAGTTCTCTATATGAACCGTGATTAGAATAATATTGTTTCATTTTCTCAACCCCTTTCTAAAACTACTGTTTGCACTCCTTGAACTCTTCATAAGTCCACCTCCGAACACCCAAATGATAACGGCGATAAAAAATAGTATATCCATAATTATTTTGTTTTAAGTTAGCAATATTCAAATATCTATTCCTTTATCCTTCCATTTTCGTCAAATTCAAAAGGAAGCTCCATCTGACCAATTTGGCGCATCTTCATTTTCTTAAAATTATCACAAAACTGCTTCATGTTGTCGGAAACTTGAAACAACGTAATAACCTTGTTTATCTGTTTCTCCAAATTAGGCTCTCCTATATCAGTAGTCAAAAGCTGGTGATACCTGTTTGTTCTGTTCCCTGATTCACTTTTAGGAGTTTTCTTTTTAAGTTCCTCTAATACACCGTTAGGAAGTTCCTCGTATATAAATGTGTTCGTCCATTTTCCTATGATTCCCGGTCTTTTCTTTATCCCGTTAACAGTATAATCCCATCCATTAAGCCTGAATAATTCTTTATAGAATATATCGGGGAAACGTTTCTGCCACGGAAGGAGTTCCTCTGAAATATACGCTTTAAGTATTTTTTGAAGTTCGTCATTCTCCCTTTCGTATTGATAGCCTGTAGCTTCGTCAACAAGTGCTATGATACCTACCTTCGCAACTGAACGAATTATTATATCTGCATTACGAACAATAACATTATTATCAAAAACACCGGCACGATTTGCGTCTATTATAGCTGAACAAATATCGACCAAAAGAGTAACTTCATATCCGTTAGCCGTTGATTGTGAGCCACCTGCATTATTCCTTTTGAATTTTATAGGTTTAGAAAGCCGCTCTGATATGCTGTTATCACCGGCACAAAGATAGCTTGAAACACCATCCATTTTACAGAAACTATTCATCCACTGACCGCTCTTGCTATCGTAACCTATTGCCTTTTGTATTCCTCTACCGGAAAAGACTCTCATTCCATTGTCAAGCACATAACAAGGTATTTCCAAGTTTCCTAAACACAATGGGGTTTTGTCAGAACCGTATTTTGCAACTAATATCTTCTTTTCTTCCATACTTATATTTTAAGTTGATATATAAATTTTCTTCGAATATAGCTATCTGTTTTAATTTGTTATTTCATTGAATAATTGTATCTTTGCATATAAACCAGTTTGATATGAATGAATATGACAAAGAATTAGTCAGGTTGATTGCGCAGCAAGAAATCATAAAGCGTGAAATCTCACAAATGAAAAAAATATCATTTTGGAACTTCATACCAGCGATATGGGGTGGCATAATCACAGGGATAATCATATTCATACTAATAAAGCTAAAATAGAAGAAAGTATCGTTGAAGCTAACGCAAGTATCGCACTGATAGTTTGCCATATCCTCATCTTCTTTTTGTATCCCTCCGATTCCTTTTGCAGTCTTGAAATGTCCAATGTCAGTCTTTCAAGCTCATCCTTGCGCTGCTCACGTTCTCTCTCCCCCTTGAATCCTCCCTGCCTTATAAAGCGTATCCCTTTCTCGTTTATCTTGAATATACTCCATCTGCCCAATATAGTTATATCGTTTATTGCTCCATATAAGGACAACTGTAAATTCACCTTTTGAAGCAAATTCCTGTCAGTACATCCTTTCAGTTCGGTATCTGTAAAGATTACTTCCCCTCCTCTCTGAAAGGCTTGTCTTATTATCCTTTCAGATATTTCCTCTTCTATATTCATATTCTTTTTAACGACGTTACATTTTAGTTAAACGTTGCAAAATTACAACATAATTCCAAACTGTCCAAAAATAAGAGGTATGTTAGATCGCATGAAAAAAAACAAATAAAAATTTGTCTTTGCAATATAATGTATTACTTTTGCATTATAATATAATACAATAATAGGATGGAAACAGTAATAAGAAAACAAACATCGTTCCGGCTACGTGAAGATTTGCTTCAAGTATTGCAGGAACACGCAAAGAAAGCAAACAGAAGCCTAAACAATTTTGTAGAGAGCACTTTGATGGATGCGATGTATTCAGAACCAAATGAAGAAACTGTCGCAGCCATAAACGAAGCGCGTTCCGGCAAGTATTCGGGAACGATAGATACTACAGATTTTGATTCATTCATGAAATCTATCAACGAAATAGAATGAAGACGATCCGTTATAGCACAAAAGCAAAGAAAGATTTGAAGAAGTATAGGAATGACATCCTGCTAATGAAAGCCTTATATGATGTATTGGAAAAGTTAGCAAACGGTGACATCCTTCCCAAAGAATATAAAGCACATGCTCTAATAGGGAACTACAAGGACTGTATGGAATGCCATATCAAAAATGATTTTCTCCTGATATGGATAGACACAGAACACGATGTGATAGAAGTTATCAGAATCGGAAGTCATTCCGAATTATTCTAAACATGATATTTACTCAATTTCGCCTTCAATACATATAAGCATATTAGATTTTCTTTTGTTGATCCTACACCTTTAATGTGAACCAACCTCAAACAGCCCCCACAATCGGAAATCAATATACCGAGTGGGGACCAATATTAATTATTATTTCTCTATATTAGCTCTGATCTGTTTAAGTAACAAAAATGCCCCTTCCATCTTATAGTTACCCAAACATTGTTGGGCTTGCATAATACAGCTTTCAACAGTGAGGGCTAAATCGGGAGTAAACGCAGATTTATTTATTTGCATTGTTTTGGGAAGTTGGCTAGCATGATCATTGAACCATGCAATCATTTCATTCAATTCTTCCTCTGTGTAACTTTGTCTTTTCTCAGCCATACTACAAAAATTTAAGCCATTATTACAGGAACAGCAAAATTAAAAATCTTGTTTAAAATATACATATTATGAGATTAATTTATTCATGGTTTAGACTTTTTTAAGCTACCCGATATGTAATCTATCACTTTCCTGTTAGCCTCATCAATCTTATCCCTGTCGAAATCAATGTATATATCTGTAACATCACAACCAAAGGAGTGCCCCAAAGCTAAAGATATTACATCTTTCGGAATATCCACCTTATGTGCTAGCGTAGCCCATGTATGACGCGCCCAATATGTTGAAAGTTCGGGAAACAATGGTTGCTTACTTTTTTTCCCACCAAGCCCTTTTCGTTCAAACGGACCTATTCCTTTAAGATTCTTATTCATCCTATGGCTAAAATCATGATAGTCTCCATAGTAATCTAATATATCTAGTAAATGAGTTTTACCTTGATACCTGTCCAATATAGCTTGTGCTTCCGGCTCTATTTTAATAGAGTAAAATTTCTTTGTTTTCTGGCGATAATATTCTATACGCCCATCTATTATATCCTTGTGTTCAAGTAAAAGCAAATCACCTATATTTATTCCAACAAGATATACAATCAGCATAAATATATCCCTATATTTCTTTTCAAACTCCTCACAAGGATAATCACGCAATAATCTCAATTGTTCAACAGATAAAGCACGTTTTCTAGTTTCTTCTTTTTTTATCTTATACTTTCGAAAAGGATATAAGGTAGTAATTTCTTCATCAATAGCATAATTGAATACTGCACGAATGTTACGCAGGTGAATAGAATAAGCGTTTACTTTCATCCCTGATTCAGCCATCCAACTTTCAAAATTAGACAGCCATTTCCTATCCATTGTGTCAAAGGTGCAATCCGGATCATATTCAAGCAGTTTATTTCTAGTTGTATTATAAACCGTTTTTGTTCCTGTATTACTCTTTATGGAAACAAACTCATCAAGATAATCTATAAAACATCTTGTTTTTTTTACAACCTTTTCATCAAATACATATTCGCTGATTATCTCCTTGGCTTTAGCGGAAGGCAAAGAAGATAATCTAGCTTCATCGTCAATAATCAATTTTTCAGCCTTATTCTTCAAACTGACAAGCCTTACATTTTTTACTTTAGACTGTGGTACCGATTTGTCCAAATAAGACACTTCATTAAACTTTTCAGAAGACGGTGTAGATATTCCAGTGGAGAAAACAAACCTCGTTTTCCCTATCCGTATCACAAGAAGAATCATCTGAGATCCATCCTTCTTTGCTCTTGTATCAGGTATCAATCTTACTGTTGCCAT